TTGTCCGCGCTCAACGTGATATCTCACAATCGAATATATCATCAGAGACTTTCCAGAAGCAGTTGGGGATATCAACAGCTTTCTATTATGTCTTAGAGCGTCGTACACCCCATCGATTTGGTACTCTCTAGGTGAATACTTACAAATGGCGTTCATGTAGTCTTTAACGCCCTCCTTTGAGATCATATCGTTTGTCTCAAAAGGAGTTCCGTAGAACTTGTTATTTGTGAACTCGTATGAGTATCCGTGATCATCACAGAAGCGTGTGATCTTATCTAATAAACCAACATATATTTCCCCAGTCTGTGTATTGAACAGACGAATCTTTCCATCCCAATACTTGTTACGGTATTGAGGCATAAACTTTGCACCAGGTACATCGAAGGTAAACTGGTCTGCTAACTCGTAGAAGACGTGTGGTTCTGCATCAACCTTCAAATATACTTCATTCTTTTTTGATATAATCAAATGAGACATACTCATAGGGGTTCACCTATGAATATTTATTACTGCATTTTAAACTTATATTCTAAAACTACTCTATACAAAAAGTTCTTGAGATACTCAAGTCTTGCCTGCTCATCAGGATGACCACCTGGCCATTGCTCATATCGATACTTCACGCATTCATATACATGATATAAATCTTCTGGTCCGAATTGAAGTTCAATATAAGGAAGACTATCATCAAATTCTTCATCTTGATAATTCCATTCTTCGTCGTTCATTAGAATCCTGCTTGGAACTTTTGCCACTCAATGGCGTTTTTAATTTGAAAGGTTCTATTAGCAACGGTTTTGATGACCTCTTCTAAAAATTTCATTTGGACATCATAGTATCGAATCTTTAGATCGATAGTAGTCAGTTTTTCATCAGCGTCAAGATACCTTTGAATAGCATCTTTTTCGCGAACTTTGTAGGGGAAAGGTTCCTCTACATACGCTTCCGCTGGTGCTTTACCTGTATAGTAGTTATACCGTTCTAACTTTACACGCCTGTAACTATCTCTAGCTTTCTCTCTGAGAAGCGAAATAGTATTGTATATTGTATAATACTTTGAGTGAAGTTGTGGTATCTTTAATGACTCATCATGTAGGTTATCAGGGTCAATGACAGAATCTTTCTGCCACATCTCCTGAATTTTATCAAGGTCCATCATAGGCGAGTTCTGCCGTCCGAATCAGTTATATAGTAGACAGTATACCTGAAAGTTGCCTCTGCTGTAAAGTACTGAATGTCTTGTTGTGTGGTATCGAACTCAAGAGAGGTTAGAGACACTGGGAACAAATCCTGGAATTTAACTATGGAACTTACACGATAGTTACTGTTCAGGATCGATAGACTCCCATCACTGAACTGCTCCTCTAACTGATTCTTGAGACCATCAGCATCTGTTGTGAGGTCTGCAAAGTCTTTTGTGGTCTCTGGAAAACCAAGACCAGTTAACCAGTTGTGTATTGCCATATAGTTGACCATATCCTCATCCACAAGGAACCTGAGGGTAAGATCTCCAAAACTTAATTTTTCTCCAGGTACATCAATATCTTTAAGATATCCTGGTTGAGTTGCTGTTTGCAGACTCAACTCTGGTATTCTAGCACTGGTGCAGAAAAAGTCAGCCTTTGGTGTTTTGCCAAGAGAAAATTTAAAACCAACTGGTGACAGAAAATTTCTATTTTCTATCTGTTTAGCAAAGGGGGAACGGGTCATTCTGCAACTACTGTGGCATTCTTAAAACCACCATTGGCATTTGATACTTCAACACCACCAATGGTTCTTGTGGTAGGGGCAATGACTGTATTAGCAGCAGTCAGTGATGGAAAGATTTTACGATCAGCGAAGTTATCAGACCATCTCTGGTTTTCTACCAGATACATTGTCTGACCAGTGACAACGCTAGTTCTTGTGATGTGACAACTAGTAGCCATGGGTTTGTTTTTTAGCTATTTAGCATAAAAAAAGGGGGTCTTGCGACCCCCGAGAAATATGTGAAAAGAATCACATGAGGTTTTGAACCTTGACGCGACGATAGTAGCGGTTGGCGTTTGCCTGGAGTGCACCCAGTCCTTGGGAAGTACCAGCAGCGAATGGGTTGGCGACCATGCCGTAGCGGGTCTTGAAGCCAATCTTAGGCTGGAAGGTGTCCTGACCGACGGCACGAACCATCTGGAGGGGGACATATGGGCAGTAGAACAGACCAGCGTCATAAGGTGAAGAACCCTTATAACCAGCAACGTAGTACTGATCAGCAGCAACGTTAGCAGAATATGGGTCGATGTAGACGCGGAACTTACCAGCAAGAACACCAGCGAAGGTGTTACCAGTGTCATCAACGTTGAGGTTAGCGTTCAGAGCAGGGGTGTAGTCGAGTACACCAGCCATGGTCAGAGCGGAGGCAACGTCTGCGGAGCAGAGGATCATGTTGCCCTTGCCACGACGAGTGCGCTGGGCAATCGCGTTGGCGTCTCTTTCGATCTGGAAGATCAGACCTTTGAACTTCTCAACAGACCAGCGACCGTTGGAGTCGGTGTCGAGGTCGAAAGCACCAAGAGTTGCTACGTTGGTTTGTGCACCAGACTCAGCAGACTTGTAGATGGTACGGATGACTTCACGGTTGATCTCGGCAAGAATCTCAGTGGAGAGAATGTTGGCGAGTTCAGCTTCAGCGTTCAGACCGTGAATGGCTTTCAAGTCCTGAGCAAGCTCAAGGCTGTACTCAGCTTTCAGGGCGCGTGACTTAGCAGTTACGGTGACCTTCTCGATCGAGAATGCCATCTCGTTGAACGAGTTGCTGCTTTCTCCGAGGTCCTCAGCGTCGTCTGTACGCAGACCTTGACCAACAGGATATGTGGTAGCAGTTTGACCGCCTTCTGGGTTCAGAGCGGCAGGGTTGGTTGCACCAGTCAGACCAGTACCACCAGTAGTACCGAAACCAACTGCACCATTGGAGAATCCATCGGTACGATCGCCTTGGGCGTTCTGACCAGAGAAGGAAGTATCGGGCTCGTTGAAGAATGCTTCGGTGCCAGACTGGTTGGCATAACGGGAGCGCATCGCGAAGATGAGTCCAGTAGGACCAGTCATTGGTTGTACGCCAGCGAGGTCATAAGCGACCAGGTTAGGCATAGAGCGTCTGATCAAGGAGATCAGAACAGGGTCGAAACCAGCAACAGGACCACCAGCAGTGGCGTCAGCGGAGAAACCAGGGGTTCCGCCACCAGAGTTGGTGTTGACGGTTGGGGCTTCGTAAAGAAATTCTTTCTCTTCGTTAAGAGCGACTTCTTGGTTTTCCAGGAGTTGAGCAGTTACTGCACGACGATGGGAGTCTTTGATAGGATCAAGACCTTCATAGTCGAGAAGGGGTGCCCACTTCTCCTGCAATACCTGGGAACTAGGCATTTGCATTTGAAATTTACCTCTAAAAAAAGTTAGTTTGAATGTTTATGATTTAGGAATCACTTTTTAGAAACTCTACCGAGTGTTGAGAGATAGGACTCCATTCTTCCAGAGACTTGCTGAGTAGACTCAGTAATGACTCCTTCAGAAATAGTTTCGGTAGTTTCAGATTGAGTGCTCTTCTGCTCTGGGAAGTAAGAACCTCTCAGAGTTACAAGCTTCTCACGATAGTCTGCTTCACTTTCAAACTCAACATTTTCAGCGAGAGAAGCGAACTTGTCCTTCTGCGAAAGTGCAAGACCTTCAGCAACTTCTGAGAAAATTACATCAGAAGTAGACTCAGCTAATCTGCGATTAAGAGCAACATTGCGATCAATCTGCTCGTTGAGTTTATTCTCCATTTCATCAAGTTTATCTACCATGCTCTCGATGACATCATATCTATCTTCAGGAATAGTTACATAATGTTCTTCAAAGAGTGACTTCATACCTTCGAGGAAGGATTCGGTCATCTCAGTTTTGAGACCATGCTCGACTTGAAGTGCATTCTCTTGAATCCACTCGTCTGCAACATACTCAAGGTAAGAATCGACACGCTCGGTCAGACCTTCCTTGATAGTCTCAAGCTCTTCTACCAGTGCCTGCTGGTAGGCAGTTTCAAGGTTCTCCTTAATTTCGGAGACCTTGGTCTTGATGGCGGCTTCGAAAATGGTACGTGCTTTCTCTTGGAACTCCTCAGAAAGTTCTTCACCCTCAAGCAGAGCCTGAACATCGCCTTCGATGTCAATCTCTTCTTCTTGGATGACTTCCTCAGTAGTTTCTTCGGACTCAGCAACAACCTCCTCTTCGGTAGTCTCTTCTTCAGAAACTACTTCTTCCTCGGTTTCTTCTGCTTCAGCGACGACCTCTTGATCCTCTTCCACCTCTACTTCTTCTGCTCTAGCAGCTTTAGCATTAACAACGTCTCTCACCTGAGCAAGAGTCGCTGCTGGATCCTTCAGCTTGTTAGAATCATCAGTAGGGCTGTTGTTTTCGGGAGTAGGACCGCCGAGGTCTTCAACTGGGATGCCAGAAGAAGGCATTGGATCGGCTGATGCTGCCCCTTTGGTTACTACGTTTTCCATTTCTTGTAAATTGCTACCAACGGACATTATTGATTAAAATGTATTAATCTATATTTATTTATAAATCAAAGATTTGATAAGAAATCGTTCCACAACTGGAGTTTATGCTCCTCCAGTGCCCTTTGTTGGACAAGGGACTCAATTTTCTTCTCAGTTCTTTCAGCGAGTTGTTCACGGAGCATACCTCCGTCCCAAACCCACTCTTTTCCTTCCATAATTCCATTGACAAAAGCGTCAGGAGCGGAAGGATCGGCAACGATATCAGCAGCAGTTGCTAACTGGAAATCTTCACCGACAACTTTGTGACCTTCACTGGTGGTTGAAAGTGAACCAACACCACGGGAGGAAACACCAAGTTTTACACCTTCATCAAGAAGTGAAGATGCAATCTTACCCATAGGAGTAGAAAGAATCTGTGCCTTACCTCTGAAGTTATTACCCTCTCTTACAAGAGATGTAATTTTATGAGATACACGATCAAGGTTGACGGTAGGACCATCGGGATGACCGAGTTCTCCAAGAGCACGACCTTTATTAACAAAGGTTTCGCAATAACGATCTACTTCACGAGAAAGAGTTGAAATGGGATACATTCTCCCATTGCGGTTCTTGATCTCGCCTTGAAGGAAAGTTCCCTCAATGTAGAGTTTTTTGGCGGCACCTTTGCCTTCGGCAATGACCTTTACGTTTGATACTTCTTCGGTAATCAGTTTCATTTTCTTATGAGATGTTGTATGCTACTTTTACGACTTTTACTGAAGATCCACTTCCAGATGCTTCAAGAGTGTCGGTTGGATCTTTTTCCAATACAACACTTTCTTTAGTATTAACTGTCAAACTACCAACTGTTGCTCCACCAGCAGTTTTTCTGGTGATAACCAAAGCAGCGGTATGACCATTATGGAGTCTAACTACAGTTGCAGTATCAACATTGGAAGCAGCGTTTAAATTTCCTTCTGCTGCCAGAACTTTGATAATCATTCTCCTTGATCCTCTTGTGGTTCTTGTTCAACCTCATCCTCAACTTCAACTTCACCCTGTTCAGGTTCATTGAACATTGTGTTTGCTACAATGGGTTTTGCAGCTTCAATTCTTTCTGCCGCTTTGGCATAAAGAAGTTCTTTAAGCTTGTCGCTAACTTCTGACGAACTTGCGTCAGTAGCAATCATATCGATTACATTATCCATTTAAATTAATTATGTAATATTTTCTATTTATATCTCTGCCTTCTTAGCGTCTTTTTGTGCTTGTGCATCAGTGGCAGCACCTTCTGCTTCTAAGTCTGGTTCAGTCACTGGTGCACCGAGGTCACCACCTGCTGGAGGAAGAGGTTCACCAGTAATAGGATCGACTTGTGAGGGGTCTGGAAGAATACCTTTAGTAATTTCATCTTCGATCTGCATATCAATCTCAATGATTTCAGAGTCGGTTTGACGAAGGATTTTCTTCCTTACATATTCGGTGGAATAATACTTACCAACATAAGGTTCAATGGTGGCAAGATTACCAAGTCTACCTTGAAGAAGTTCAGATTCCTTCAGTTCTGCAAATTGGTTATCATATAAGAAGTCATATTGAATGTGATCTCTCATTACTTCCCAGTCTTCTGGGGAGACAACATTCTTCAGAATGAGTTGAGTTCTGAGAAGGTCATTGAACAAGTTAGCAAATCTCTTTCTCAGACGACCAACAAACTTAGCAAACTTCAGTTCGTCGCGCAGAATTTCAGAAGAACGACCAAGGTTGAAACCACCATCAGCAGCAATTCTAGACTCAGGAACTCCAAGTGAACGATACAGTTTCTTCTGGAAGTATTCAATATCTGAGAGTTCTCCCAGATTCTGTCCACCGGGCAGGGTGGTGATCTCAGTTCCGCGACCACCTTCTCTACGTGGTAACCAGAAGTCCTCCATCATGGACATGAACTTACGGTCATCACGAACTTCACCAGTTGAAGCGTTATAAACCAGTTTATTTCTGTAGCGAGACATGACCTCTTTGAGGTATTGCTCTGCCTTTACTTTTGGAAGGTTACCAACATCAATATAGAAAATACGACGTTCTGGTGCTCTAGAAATTCTATAGATGACCAGGGAGTCCTCAATCATTCTGAGTTGATTGAGAGACTTGATTGCTTTGTGGAGATATGAAAGAACAGAACCTCTGTTTCTATCTACAAGACCAGAACTACAATATGCTACAGAGTCTTTAGCAATTTTTACTGCTTTACTCTTTCCACCAGCACCCGTCATTGTGGGATACTTTTGTTGTGGAGTGTAAAGAAAATACTCTTCTACTTTTGGTTCAACAACTTGACTGTCGTTTCTTGACAGGTTTGCAACAGCAAGTTGTCTTTGGTCCTGTTTTTTCTCTTGACGAATATACTTCATCTTGAGGGGGTCAATGTATCTGATATCTTGGATACCTGCCATAGGATCCTTGACATCAATGACCTTCAAGTAATATACTCTTCCGTCAACATACCAATTCCTAAAAATTTCATGGCACTTCTTATCGAAGTCCATCATTTCTTTGATTGCTCTAAACTCTTCTCTTATAACTCTCTTTAACGTCTCACTACAGTTAAGGTTAGAAAGTTCAACTTCAACTGGAGAATCATATAAGTCACTAACCAGTGCTTCATTAACGACATCTTCAATAGCGCCATCACACTCAGGGTGAAGTGCCATTTCACGGTATCTTCGTATTAAGTCATGCTCAGTTTTATAGACACCTTCGATATCAACATACTGACCATAAAATCCACTACTAATATAATTATCAACCCCGTCCTCGTTTGAGCGAGGTACGGGGGAGACAACTGAAGGTGGCTTTGACTGACCATCATCAATAGAAAAACCAAAAAGTCGTGCCATTTTATATCGGACTGTTTATTTGACTATTTAGGTGATATTTTCACCGCCAGCATTTTCACCAGATCCTCTAATAGCTTCCCAGTAGAGAACTTGCATTTCGACAGTAAACTCTTGAATGCCTTGAGCATCATAAGAAAGTTCGATAGCACTTACCTGAGTTGGGAATACATCATAGAAATGATACTTTCTCAGGGTGTCACCGTTACGGTCGAGTTGATAAACATAAGCATCTGCTTGATAGTCTGCAGGGTTGGTGAGACCAGTGTTGTCAGATACTTTGTTGATGGTGTTCATCCACTTTTCCATCGCAGAGCGAATGGAGAAGTCAGTGTCATTGATAACTGTGATAGTCCAGGTATCAAAGGTTCTGTCACCAGCAACCTTAAGGATTCTTCCTCTAAAAGGAACTTCGATAGGTGCTACGTTTGACGCAGGCAGGTTTGCAGTCTTAACAAGGAAACGTGCCTTGTTAAGAATGTCATTGAGACCATCAACTTCTACTGCTGATGGGAAAGAGAGTTCAACTTCAAAGAGATTAGAGCGAGCACCACCACCAGCAAGCTTGCTCTTGAAGTCACTAATCTTTCTCTGAGGGGGTGGATTAAGTTGGTTTCTAGTTGCCATTTTTCTTTAAGCCTCTAAGGTGATTAACTAATATCAAACGTTACCAATAACTTCATCAAACGATACCCCAGTTCTGGTGGCAACAAAGGTCAGACCAATGAAGTTGATAGAACGTGCAGGTTTGATAAAGATGTCAGCGACGAACTCGTTGTTGTCAATGACTGCAGCAGTGTTATTTGTTTCGTCACAAATAACAACATAGTCGAAGATTCCACGCTTTGCCTGAACATCGCGGAGGAATGGTTCAACAATGTTCACGAAGTTTGTTCTCGTGATTTCATCGTTGAACTCGAAGAGTTGATCCTTGGCAGCAGCAGAGATAGCATCTTCAAGGAAGATAAACAAGCGACGAACGTTGATTCTGTCGAATGCAGATGCCTTACCGAAACCAGTCTTGTCTCCGAAGAGGATAATACCATCACCAGGGGAGAAGATGATTGGGTTGATTCTGTTGGTGTACAGTTCGTCTCTTTGAGTCTTGCTTGGGTTATAAGCAAGTTTCACAGCGTTAAGAATGGCACCTCTTGAGTTACCCGCTGGTGAGAACCAAGGGAAGTTGTTAATGTCATTCCTTGCACAGCAACCTGC